CAAATATTTTAGAAAGGAGGTTCCTATGCTATGAATCTCATACTATTTGGACCACCTGGTGTTGGTAAATCTACCATCATCGGCATCCTCAAGACTAAGCGCATTAGTGCAATAGACTTGGAGGATATTTATCCAAATCGCATTCGCTTTCAAATGCCAAATATGCTTGACAAAGTTGTATTTGGTGGTGCTGACCTTGATCCTAAGCGTAAATACTCTACTAGCCACAAGGTATTGCTCACAGCACAACAGGATGTCTACGACGAAAGACGTGCATCCAGGGATAAGTCGGAAGAAGGTAAGGCTTCTCAGAAGAGGCACCTTGTTGACGACTGGCTTAAAGGAGTTAAGTACGACGTTGTGCTCGACACAACCAAGTTATCGGCTGAGCAAACAGCTGATAGAATTGCTTCTCTGCTAAAGAAAGGAGATGGACGCAATGTTCAAAAGTAAAGCAGTCGATGAAGCTAAACTCTACAAAGGTGTAAAGCGCCAGTATTTCGAACGGTCATTCGATTTGCCCAATCCTGGGTTGAAGGCTTACTTAGAACGAGTTAGAAAGGGTGACAGTCATGTGTGGACTACACCATTCGCCAAAGGTGAGTCTACCCAATCCATGCTCTCAGCATGGGCTAGCATCTTGGTCTCAATATCTGACAAGTGGCCGTCTCTATGGAACTGGGAAATCGATCTGTCCCAGAAGGTCGGGCCTATGTCTATCATGAAGCCTCTTAAACAAAGGAAAGATGACATTCAGGCTTACTATGATGGGGTACTCCTCCCCTCAGAACCCTTAAGTATTGACAGTATTCAGTCAGTGGTTAGGGAATTCAAGTGTCTGGGTGGCTTGAATTTGCGGAGTGTGTCTAAGACACTTCAGCAAATGAAATTATCTACCAATTCTGGCTCGCCTTACTTCACCAAGAGACGCAGGGTTGCAGATTTCGATGATGTGGAGCTTTATGCTTCGCGTTTCGGAACAGTCACACAATACATGTACAAAGAGTATGATGATGTGTGGGAAGCAGCTGCTGTTCTCGGGTGGCGAGGTCAGGAAGGTGGACCAAGTGAGGATGACGTTAAGCAGAGGGTTGTGTGGATGTTTCCTTTTGCTGTAAATGTAGCTGAGCTTCAGCTGTATCAGCCAGCTATTGAAGTTATCCAAAGACATGGTGTCGTGCCCGCGTGGGTGAGCATGGACGCAGTGGACAAAGGTATCACTAAACTCTTTGAGACCAAGAAGAAAGGTGATCTCATAGTCTGCACCGACTTCTCCAAGTTTGATCAGCATTTCAACCCAGATTTGCAGAACGCAGCTAAGACCATTATAAGCTGGGCAGTGAGGCAGTCTGAGGTCAACACGTGGTTGGAAGAAGTCTTCCCCATCAAATTTATGATACCTCTTGTCATAGGATGGGGCAAGGTGTTGTTTGGTAGTCATGGTATGGGGTCTGGTTCAGGTGGCACCAACTTTGATGAAACCCTAGCTCATAGAGCACTGCAGTATGAAGCAGCGCAGCAGCACCTGCAAAAGTTAAACCCATACTCAATGTGTCTTGGCGACGATGGGATAATCACCTATCCCGGAATCAGCGTTGAGTCGGTAGTCAGAAGCTATACTGCACATGGCTTGGAGATGAATCCTGACAAGCAGTATGCATCTGAACAAGATTGCGTGTATCTCCGTAGGTGGCATCATCGCCACTATCGTGTTGGCGGAGTTTGCGCAGGGGTATACTCCACTATGCGTGCGTTAGGCAGAATGAGATACCTCGAAAGATACATGGATCCCGAAATGTGGGGTCCTAAAGCTGTGGCCTTGAGACAATTGTCAATCTTAGAGAATGTGAAGTATCATCCTTTAAGGGAGGAATTTGTCAAGTTTTGCATGAAAAGGGACAAATATCGACTGGGCATAGATATCCCAGGTTTTCTTGACAACGTGAGCAATGAAGCCAAGAAAGCTACTGCATACATGCCGGACTTCCTCGGATATGTCCGTACGCTCCAAAGCGGCAATTCACCGGACGGTGGTATCCAGAGCTGGTGGATAGTTAACTATCTGAAGTCTCTACGTTGAGTG